TTTTGTCATATTATTATTAATTGTTAATATACATATAATATAACATATAAAAATCAACAAAACAAGCGAAAAGCGCCATAGTTTTAAAGAAATAAAGCAGTAAAATCAATAACTTAAATGAATATTGCAAAAATATAATCTCTAAAATCATTATAAATAGTAAATATATGATTGATTTTGACAAAATTGATGATTTATCATTTATGATTGATGATAGTGATTCGAAAAAACTAAAAAAGGCAAAAAATTATGGCAAGAAAAGTTGCAGGAAACACAAATTCCTCAAAAAAAACAAGCAAACCTAAAAGAACAAGTATAGGACGTGGCTTTCATAGTAAATGTATGATGAATAAGCATAAAAGAAGAAGTTTTAAGAAGTATAGAGGTCAAGGAAGATAGTGGCACACGAATTTATCATATTAAATAAAGGTAAATTAGAAAAATACGATAACTACAATAACATACCACAGACCTTTGATAATGTTATAAAATTTTTACCTGAAATACCTAGTGAACCACACACAGAAGAACAACATATAGAAATAGATAGTTGGAATGATAAATTAAAACAACTAATGACTAGAGAAACAAACGGAAATAGGAAAAATAATGCCAGCAGTAACAAGAATAGGTGATAATGATGTATCACATTGTTCCACGCCTCAAAGAGCTGTTGGTTCAGACAATGTATTTGTAAATGGTATAGCGGTGTCACGTCAAGGAGATAATAACACTGGCCATTTATTACCAGGTGTACCTTGTCCTTCACATTCAGCACCTATCGCTGTTGGTTCTACTACAGTTTTTATTAATGGTATGGGTTGTGGAAGAGTTGGCGATGCCATAGCGGGTTGTACGTCAGTTGCAGAAGGTTCGCCAAATGTTTTTGCAGGTTAATAAAAATCATATAAATATAGTATATGCCAAACTACGATGCTGGTTCTTTAAACAAAAGTAAAAGAGCCACAAAACAGTATAAAGATTTAGATTTAGATTTTGGTCGTAATTCGGTAACAAATGACGTTAATAAGTTAACTGATATTGAAGCTGTTAAGAGAAGTGTAAGAAATTTGATTAACACTTCACACTTTGATAGGCCTTTTCATCCTGAAATAGGTTCAAGTGTAAGAGCAATGTTGTTTGAGCCAATGACGCCTCTAACTGCATTGAATTTGCAAAGAAAAGTACAAGAAGTTTTGATTAATTTTGAACCAAGAATTAAATTAGTTCAAATAGTAGCAAATCCTAATATTGATAGCAATTCATATGATTTAAGAATTTATTTTTACGTTATAGGTTCAAATGATTTGATAGAAGTACAAACATTTTTAGAAAGACTAAGATAACATGGCAAGTAACAAATTAGAAGTATCAGATTTTGATTTTGACAGTATAAAAGCAAATTTAAAAACATTTTTACAAAGTCAATCAGAATTTTCAGATTATAATTTTGAAGGCTCAGGCTTTTCTATACTTTTAGATGTACTAGCATATAATACACACTATCTAGGCTTCAATGCTAATATGTTAGCAAACGAAATGTACTTAGACAGTGCTGACATAAGAAAAAATATTGTGTCGCTAGCTAAAATGTTAGGTTACACACCTTCTTCTGTAAGATCACCTAAAGCAAATATTAAATTAACTATAAATGACGGTTCAGGTTCATCTATCACCATGCCATCAGGAACAATTTTTACAACTTCTGTTGATGGAGTATCGTATCAATATTTAACAAATGAAGATTATACTATCACATCAATAAATGGTCTTTATGTTTTTAATAATATAGATATATACGAAGGCACAGCAGTTACATTTAGATATACAGTAGATACAAATGATGCTGACCAAAAATTTGTAATTCAAAATTCAAATGTTGACACAACAACATTAAAAGTTTCAGTGCAAAATAGTTCCAACGATACAACTACAACTGAATTTTTATTTGTTAACAGTTATGTAGATATAGAATCAACTTCGAATGTTTATTTTTTACAAGAAGAAGAAGAAGGCAAATTTGAAGTTTATTTTGGTGATGGAGTGGTTGGTAAAAAACTAGTTGATGGAAATATTGTAATTTTAGAATACATTGTAACAAATAGAGATGAGTCTAATGGAGCTTCTACATTTACTTTAGCAACAACTATTGGTGGATTTTCCGACATCACAATTACAACTAATTCTATTTCACAAGGAGGCACAGTTGCAGAATCAAAAGAGTCAATTCGTTTTAATGCACCATTGCAATACTCGGCTCAAAATCGTGCTGTAACTACAACTGATTATGAAACAATTGTAAAATCAATTTATCCTAATACATCATCAATCAGTGTATGGGGAGGAGAAGATGATGAAACTCCTGTTTATGGTACAGTTAAAATTGCAATCAAAGCGGCCAGTGGTTCTACGTTAACAACTTCTACTAAAGAGAGTATAGTTAAACAATTAAGAAAATTCAATGTGGTATCAGTAAGGCCAATTATTGTAGACCCAGAAATAACTAGTATATTAGTAAATTCTAATGTAAAATATAATCCAAGATTAACAACAAAATCTTCTGACACTTTAAAATCAGATATAACAGATAAAATTACAGAATATAATTTAGATGTCTTACAAAAATTTGATGGTGTTTTTAGATACTCTAAATTTACGTCTATAATTGATAATACAGATACAAGCATAGTATCTAACATTACAACAATCAAAATTAAAAAGACTTTTAAACCTATATTAAATTCATCAAACAGATATGATATATATTTTAGAAACGCATTATATAATCCTGTAACAGGTTACAATGCAACACAAGGTGGTATTTTAGAATCAACTGGATTTAAAATTGATGGTGATACTGCAAATATATATTTTTTAGATGATGATGGTTCGGGAAATATAAGACGTTATACGTTTATATCTGGTATAAAAACTTATGCAAATACTTACCAAGGTTCTATTAACTATCTTACTGGACATATTATATTAACATCTTTAAATATTTCACAAATTCAAAATATTAATGGTGCTGCATCTATTGTTATTGAATTAACGGTGAAATCAAATTCAAATGACATAGTTCCTGTTAGAGACCAAATTATTGAATTAGATATTGCAAATTCTATTATTACTGTTGAGCCTGATACATTTATAGGTGGTTCAGCAAATGCCGGAGTAGGTTACAATACATCAAATAGCTTTTAACTATGGCTAATTTCAAAGACAAAATATCAAGTCTTATAGGTTCACAAGTACCTGATTTTGTACTTGAAGAACATCCTAAATTTCTAAAGTTTTTACAAACATATTACGCTTTTATGGAATCAGCCGAGTTATCGGTTATTTCAATTGAAAGTACAGATGGTATACTATTAGAAACAGAAACTAACCAAACAAATTTATTATTATTAGATGGTACTTCTATTCAAGCTGATAGAACAGTTATTAATGATGGTGATAAATTAATTTATGAAAGTTCACAATTTGGTAAATTTACAGCAGGAGAAATAATTGTAGGACAAACTTCTAAAGCAACATCTACAGTGATAACTGAAGATTTAGATAACACAAGGCTATTCATTGTATCGCAAGACAAATTTTTAAAAGGAGAAACAATAGTAGGGTTATCTTCAAATGCAAATGCCATTATTAGTAACTATAAACCTAATCCTGTAAATACCATACAAGAACTATTAAATTTTAGAGATCCTGATAAAGTTATATCAAATTTTTTAAGTCAGTTTAGAAATGAATTTTTAAACACATTTCCTGAAACCTTAAAAGACGGTACTAATAAAAGAAGTTTAATAAAAAACGTAAAATCTTTATATAAGTCAAAAGGTACAATATCAGGACACAAACTATTTTTTAAATTATTGTTTGGAGAAAATTCAGAAACAATTTATCCTAGTGAACAATTATTAAGAGTATCTGACGGCAAATGGTCTACAGGTAAAATTATGAGAGTTGTGAATACACTAGGAGACACATCAAAATTAATTTCTAGGTCAATAGAAGGAGTCACTTCAAAGGCAACAGCTATAGTTGAAAATGAAGTACGATACACATTAGACTCTATATCAGTTGTTGAATTTACATTAAATGAAGAATCTATAGTAGGAACTTTTGTTATAGGAGAAACAGTAAAAGGAACCGAAAAAGATGATGATGATATTTTTATTACAGGAGAAATTACTGGTATACCTACTGCAAAAAATATCATAGCTGATGGTGCTTTTGAAACTGTAAATGAACAAGCTACTATAGTAGGTGGAGGTTCAGGAGCTGTTGTACAAATTAAATCTTTAAATTCAGGTTCTATACAAGGACATATTATAGATCAAGGTGGTGTAAATTACAATGTAGGAGACCAATTAGTTTTTAATAATGCAAATACAAATGGTGGAGGGGCAGCAGCATTTATTGCCGTTGTAAATGGTGGTGTTTTAAATGAAGATGATTCAGGAGATCATATATTATTAGAAACAGATACACTATTAGGAGATACTTATGCCGGTTCTCAAATGATGCAAGAATCTGGTACAGGTGTAAAAGAT